AGTCGGAGCTTTAGGTCAAGGACTGCCTTACTACACCCTTTACCCCAATGGTGGTGATTCTGTATTTGGTGCGTTGACCGCTGTCGGCGGTGGCACGGGCAATGCTTCGTACAGCGGATACGCAGCGCGTTCTGGAGGTTCCGGTGGCGGTGGCGCGTCTTTCTCAGGCGCGATTAACCCCACAGGCGCGGTTGGAACTGCCGGACAGGGCTTTCAAGGAGGAAACGCTAAGGGGTCTGGAAACGTTATCCCTTACGCTGGCGGCGGGGGTGGTGGCTATACAGAAGCGGGTGATTCGATCATAGATGCGAGTAGCCGAGGTGACGGCGGCGACGGATTGCTCATAAATTTTGACGGTCAAGTTCGTGGAATAGCAGGCGGTGGCGGTGGCGGTGGCTATGTGGGGGTGAGCACACCGGGGAATGGAGGCCTCGGCGGTGGTGGAAACGGGTCAGGAGCCTCCATGTCTCAGAATGGCTTTGATGCGACTGGTTTTGGTAACGGAGGTGGGGGTGCTGGTGCGACAAACTCTACTGGAACGCGCACCGGGGGCGACGGATCGCCCGGCCTCGTCATCATCCGTTACGCCCTCGGCTAATGAACGCCACCGATTTTTCCGACACAGTAACGATTGGATAAATGATGACTGAAACTAGAGCACGAACACTCGCTGACCTTGGTGGGCAGTCGCTTGCAACAGACAGCGAACTGTCTGCCGCCGTAGCAGACAAGATTGTTGGCGACAGCATTACTGATGCTGTCGCTTTGACGCAGGCGGAGTATGACGCTCTCACTCCTGACGCTACTACTTTGTATGTGGTGACTGACTGATGCCAACTACTGGGAAACTATATTTTGGTGCTGCTGAGATTGGCAGCGGCGTTTCTAACGCCGATTTCTCTAACACGGCCACGGGCACCTACACAGACTCCGAAGGCGTGTCTTACAAATACATAAAGTTTTCAAGTTCAGGGACTTTGAATATCACTGAAGGCATCGCTGATGTACTCGTGGTTGCGGGTGGGGGAAATAGCGGCCACGGCAGCGGGTACGGAGCCGGTGCCGGTGGTGGCGGTGGTGGTGTGGTCTATCAAACAATACTTTTGCCTTCCGGGGCGTTGCCCGTAACCGTTGGCTCCGGTGGCGCACCCGGTGGTGATTCCTCACTCTCTACCATTGTTGGCGGTTTGGGCGGCGGGGGTGGCGGCCCCGGTCATGCGGGGAGTCTTGCGGCTGGAAGCGGATATATCGGCGGAAACGGCGGGGGTGGCGGTAATGCGTGGAATCAGGCTGGCACCTCCCCCGGCGGTCTCGGGATGATGTTTGGTTATCCGGGTGGTAGTGGTGCCACGAACGCCACGCAGTGGAGAAACAGCGGTGGCGGTGGTGGCGCGGCGGGTGCAGGAGCGAATGGCAGCAACGCCTCTATCGGTAACGGTGGCCCCGGTTACCTATCCTCAATAACGGGCGTTGAAGTGTCTTACGGTTACGGCGGCGGAGGCGTAAACGGCGATGATGGGACTGGCGCGTCAGGCGGTCACGCCGGAGTTGCAGGAACGGGCGGTGGCGGGAGCGGCAATGGTTCAAACACTACTTTTACTGGCGGTTCAGGTGCGGTTATCGTACGAGTGAAGGTGTAATTAAATGAATATTTCTGAACCTTGTTCCGCACCCGAAGTAGAAGCACCGATTGAGCCATGAACACCGGCGAAATCATTGCGCTCGTTAGTGTTGCGACAACCGTCATCACGGCAGTGATCGGTGTGCTCCTGTGGGTCGTGAAAACGCAAGTCACTTCGATGCAGCGAGAATTCAAACCGAACGGTGGCAGCAGTGTCCGGGACACTTTGAACGAGATTCGTGCTGATGTGCGTGAAGTGCGTGGCAAGGTTGATGATCATATCGAATGGCATCTTGAAGGCTAACTCTGTCAGATAAACTGCTACGTTTTCTGACATTTTGTATAGAAAACAACCGCAAGATTGCACAACCTAGCCACCTTCGGGTGGCTTTTCTATTGGAGGAGAAAATATGAGCTACAAGTTCAACGAAGCATTGTTCGCTTTGGCGGCATCACCTATCGGTGTTGCCTTAAAGGTAGGGATCTGGGCTTCCTTGTCCTGGTTCATCGTGAACCTGGATCAGTTCAACCTGCATCCAATGGTCGCTGTTGCGATCGCGGCTGGTGGTGTTGTTCTCACAGACGCACTTAACCCTGAAGATGACCGCTTCGGTAAGAACTCTTCGAAGTGATGGACGACAACAACTGCACCACTGGTTGCAGAACTAAGGACCATGCGACTTACGGGCAGTGCTTGTCTAGCAACAAGCCTGGTGTGACTGGGGTGAACGTCACTCGTGACGTTTCCGCAGGTATGAAGTGGGAAACCGAAATCAAGGAGTACCGCACAGCTCGAGCACAGGGAATCCAACCTCGATCAACACAGTTGAAAGATATTCGTTCAGCTGTGTCGAGGAGTAACCGCAACGACACTGCAGTAAAGGATATTTGATGGCTACTTTTGACCAGATGGTTGACGATGTACTCGTATATCTTCGATCCTTCACTAGGGATCAGGAGCAGTCCACGCACCTCACCAGCACGTTGGCGGTGGCTGGGTTGCAGTTGGAAGCTAACGATGTTGCTTTGATCAGTCGTGGGCGTGTGGAGATCGATGATGAACTGGTGTGGATTGACAGTGTTGACCGCGCAAACAACATTGCAACTATCGCTCCTTACGGTCGCGGTATGGATGGCACGACTGCCATTGAGCACCCTTCCTTATCTCGGATCATTGTGCAGCCACTGTATTCGCGACAGATGGTGCGAGACACCATCAACCAAATCATTGGTGGTTTGGGTAGCCAACTGTTTGCCATTGAGTCGGCGACACTGACAGCTAATCCGCAAACGGTTTCCTATGATCTTCCTACTTACACTCAGCGAGTACTTAACGTTCTCGCTGCCGATTTCAGTACTTACGGTGATAGTGAGTACGTTCGCAGATGGAAGTTCGATCCTCAGAGTGCTGCATCTTCCACGAACAAGAGCTTGTATGTGTATGACCCAACGATGACGGGCATGAAAATGTACGTCACGTTCTTCAGAAGCCCAGTGCAGTTGACTACTGGTAATTCTTTCTCGGACACTCTACTTCCTGATACTTCCTATGACGTAATCATTCTGGGTGCTGCTGCTCGACTAATGTCGACAGCAACTTCTTATCTTGCTTCGACTAGGGCTATTGAGCCCGGCTCATTAGATAAGCAGGTTGATCCAAACCAGATCACGCAACAGTCCCGCTACTTATACACGCTCTTCCAGCAACGTCTTGAGGAAGAGAAAGTCCAGATCCTTCACAAGTATGTAACCCGAGCACACTACACAGGTTAGGTTGAACAATGTCGAAAAGGTATTTCTCAGCATCTGCTGCTGAAGCACAACTCATCGCGGGAGTGAACTCGAGTGCGACGTCGATCACTCTTAACCTCGCTACTGGCTATCCAGCTACGAAGCCTTTCATCATCGTGGTGGGTAACGGAACTTCGAGCGAGGAAGTGATGCTGGTTACTGCCACTGCCGGTAACACGTTCACTGTTACTCGCGGTTATGACTCTACGAGTGCTTACGCTCACGCTACCGGAAGCAGCGTGATCCACGCTGCTAGTGCTATTGACTTTCGTGAGGCGAATCATTTCATTAATGGTGCAAAAACCTGGGGGAATCTCAAGGATGGTAGCTGATGCCTAACCAACTCTTACCGTGGTCGGCGGCTGATGCGGCTATTGCCGGTCCGATCATTTACCCGCTTTCTTTGGGTAACAGTGTTGGGACGATTGATCCGGGTGAGTCGATTGATTTTGCCTACGGTATTGCGGGTATCGGTTTTCTTTCTGCTGCTGGTGTGGAGACCCCGTATCAGCGTGGGTTGGCTTCTGTCCTGAAGGAACAGATCAACAACTCTGAACAACCCGGTGATCAGTCTTTCACTAACTGGTGGCTGCGTTCGCAGACCGACTGGTCTGCTGGTGCAGGCACGGTCACGATGGAACCTATTGGTGAGGACAAGATCCAGCGTTCGTTCTACTCGTCTTCGGGTGTGGATGTGTGGACTCCTGGCGAGGTGAAGTTGCTCAACGCAACCGAGCAGAAGGTTTCTCTTTCAGCTACTGCTGCGACGAAGTCGCACTTGATCAGGCTTGCCTCGGGTTACTACATTGGTTTCGAGCAGGTCGCTTACTTGGTGAGCGACACTTTTGTCACCACGGCAATCACTGGTATTTCTGCAGGTGAGAACGTCACTAGCTTCACTGAGGGTAACGCCCGTGTGTACTTGTCCACGGATAAGGCAGTGTATGGATTGACTCCTGGTGCTACTGCTGCCACTAAGTTTTACACTTTCCCTGAGACTGACATTAATGCCAAAGTATTTTTCGCCAAGGATCGTCTGATCCTCGCCTCTATGGGTGCATTGTGGGATGACGCCCCTCCTGCGACTGGGGCTGCCACGGTTGCTCTTGCTTATGTGGATGCTTTGTATCGAAAGAATGCGAGCCATGCGTGGGGGTCGGTTGTTGCGGCACCGAACTTTGTTCTGATGGCTGGTTCCTCAGCCACCGAGTCGGTTATTTATTCATTGACGTTGAACATTCCTGCGGCTGGTTCGTCGGCGTTGCCGACGTTGAATGCACCTACTGTGGTTGCTGAGTTCCCTGGTAATGAAACCATTCTGCATATTGCTTCATATCTGGGTGCTTATCTCGCGATCTCTACGACTCTGGGGATTCGCATTGGAACGATGGATACGACTGGGGTTACTTATGGTGCGCGTTTGACTGCACCGCTAGCTAATGGTCCGTTCGCTGCGTATGACCGGTTTTTGTACTACCCGACTCTGGATGCGGGTGAGGAAAGAACTGGTGTGGTGCGGGTGGATCTGAGTGAGATTGATTCTACTTCTCGTGCAGCATGGGCGTTGGATGTGCGGGTTCCTGCTGATGTGACGGGTTCGTGTGATTCGGTGGTGGTGGGTACTGATGGCGGTGTGCTGCTTTCTAGTGTTGAGGGCACATCGGTGAAGCTGTTTGGAACTACTGCCTTGCTGGAGGAGATCGGGTTCTTTTCTACTTCTGATGTTCGACTGGGTACTACTGAACGTAAATACTTTGACAGTCTAGATATTCACCTTTCCCCTGATTGGGATGGAACGTTGACGGTGACTACCCAAACTGATGATACTGCCGTGCGTTTGATGGGTTCTGCAGGAAAAATTTCGGGTAACGATATTGAGTTTGCCATCAGCCAGCTGGAAGCTGCATCCAAGATCGCACTGGGTTTCACCTTGAAGGCCAGTGATGACCTGACTAAGGGACCGATTATTCAATCGTGGTCGCTACGGTCGTTGCCAGCGGTCAACCGGCAACGGTTGATCAAGGCTCCACTTTTGTGCTTTGACCATGAGCGGGATTCTCGCGGGGTTCCGTACGGCTATGAGGGTTATGCACTTGCCAGGTGGAGGTCGCTGGAGGAGCAGTCTCGTGGATCGTGGCCGTTTACTTACCAGGATCTGCAAACCGATGAGACGTACCGGGTGATTTTGGAGGCGGTGAGCTTTAGCCAGACGAGTCCTCCGACCAATGCGTCTGGTTTCGGCGGGATCATCGATCTCACTGTGCGTGTGATCTCTGATACGAACACTGCAGGGAGTTCGTATAGTGTCGCGTGAATTTGTCGATGGTGACAGTGATCCGATTATTGCCGCGTGTAAGCGGCGTCTCAATGTCTTTCCCGATACGGATGAGTACACGCAGGAGTTTGCCCAGAAGCTGCGTGGGTTCCAAAAAGTTCATGGGCTCTACCCAGATGGAATCCTCACAGATTCCATCATTGAAAAGCTAGGAGTAAGTAGTGACGAAAACGATTAATGGGTGGGAAGTTATTCCCACGATGTCCGATAAGCGGCTGAAGCTGTTTACTATCCCTGGAACTAAGCGCAAGATGCGTCTTCGTAAGGATGTAGGTGGCTATTTGGTGAGCTTTGTTGCCGAATACGACCGGATCATTCGCCCGATCGATAAGGGTACTTTTGATGATTGGGCGTGGACTGCTCCGCGTAAGGGCCGTGCTTCTTCTTCGATTAGTGATCATTGTGGTGGTGTTGCAGTGGATATCAATGCAACACGGGAGGGTTCGCAGTCTCGATCTAACGTGTGGTGGCGCAAGCACCCGATTAAGGCGTTGCGGATGAAGCGGCTACTGCGGCAGTACAAGCTGCTCGAGTGGGGCGGTAACTACAAGAACTTTTATGACCCCATGCATGTGGTGATTAAGACACCGAGTGTGGCGAAAGTGAAGGCGCAAATGAAGCGGCTGGGGATTACTCCCATGGGGAGAATCAAGAGCAAAGGCTAATACAGCCTTCCTAAGAGGCTTGGATTCAGGGGTACTGGTTATGCCAGTACCCCTGTTTTCGTGGTTCTACGTCCCTTACAGAGGGATGCAACATGCTTACGACCGGTCGATGCTGTCAATATCCACCACTTGGAACCGTTTGCCGTGCTTCTCGTTCGGGTGGAACCCGAACTCTTTCTCCAGCTCAATCCAGCAGCCCCGACACAGATCCACATCGAGCTTGACCCCGTCGGTACGACGGGTGTGACCGGTAACGATTTTGATGAGCCGGTTCTCAGTCTTTTCGCAACGATCACAACTTAACGAGAAGTGCCTAGCCACTGAGTTCTCCTTTTATCAGGGGGAAAGGAATGACCTTACTAGGAGACACGGACGGATACATGGATTTCCCTTTTGTCCGGTCATTGCGGCGTTCCCGATCGTGGGTCATGCCCAGATACCTCTCGGTAGTGGTCAGTGCCTTGTGGTGCAGCCATGACTGGATCTCCCGCATTGCACCGTCGTAACCGGCTTCAAGGTTTTCCTCGAACCGGGCACGGGCTGCGCTACGGCGCAGAACATGCACCCCCATCCAATCATCTTTCCACCCGAGCCCTTTGAGGCATCGTTGTACGATCAGTTGCGGGCGGCCAATGGAACTACTGGTATCCATTTCCCACTGGTGATAGGCCACGGTGGTGTACCGGGGGAACAGGACCCAGTCAGGGTCCAGTTCACCACCCATCTGGTTCCGATAGAAATGCAACCATTCCTCGAGCTCAATTTTGAGCTCCAGACAGATCGGCATGGTGTCGCGCTCTTGAGTTTTCTTGATGAACACCTCCACCTCGTCATACTCGAGGTTAATATCTTTTACTTTGAGGTGGATCAGCTCCGAGGCACGACTCATCAAATACAACCCGCTCGCCATCAAAGCCCGGTCCCGTGCACCGGTCGGGCCAGTTGATGCGATGTCCAACAAGGTAGCAAAATCACTCGCGGGAACATATTCCCGCTGCTTGGGTGGGTCCCTGAAGTTACGGCGACCGGCCACCAGATCTTGTGACTCCACCAAATAACCCCGGTGGCGGCACCATTTACTGAACGCGGAGAGGATGTAATGGTAGGAATTCAATGTCCCTGGTTGTAAGCCTCGAGCCATCTCCACCGCGAAGAACCGGTCCATCCGGGCCGGTGTGACATCGGTGATGTCAACGTCACCGATGATATCCATGACTCGGGTGAGGTTTCTATAGGCGTTTGACGCGGTACTTTCCGCGAATCCAGCACTGCGTTTATGGTCACAGTAGAGAATAATGACCTCCGATAACAACATACCTACCACCTTTCGTTGTTGTGTTGCAATGATTTAGAGAAGTATGCATCATGAACTAGCAACATGTCAACAAGCAAATAGCACTCAAATTGCAAACGTAGAGAAGCCGTGAGGGACACGCCCCCCAAGTGTTGCCCGTTCCTATTGCAACATGTTATTGTTTGTGTGTTACATCTACCGGGGGTCAGGGAGTAGGAGTCATGGGTAAGGAAAGGATCATTCCGTCCGACAGGGAGTTGCAAAAACTTGTCAAGGCGGGGAACACGCACCAGCAGATCGCTAACATCGTGTCGAACAACACGGGTGTTCCGATCGCACGGTCCAGTATCTCTGCTGCGCTCAGTCGAGCTGGCATGACAGATCGAATCCGATACGACGATGTGATTCCGTGGACTCCAATTAAAATTGAACACAACATGCATTATGCACTAACGATGCTGCGTCTGTTGGCCAGACGCAAAAATGGTGATGGGCTTGATGACGAAAAGAACCTGCGGCTTGACTCTTGGGTTGATAAGATGAATGACAACAGGGCAGTAGTTGTCTACGTTCCAGAAAGTGAATCCGGGTTCCATTACGTTGCGCGGGATAAGAGTGACGAACGGGACTCACTGGTGAGTATGCGAACTCCTGAAGGCCCCGCCAAGGGCGGGTCCTAAGGTTCCATGGTTTTAACCCTTGCCCCGTGAGGGAAATTATAAAGCAACATATTGACTCGTTGTCAAATGTCCCACGCGGTTAAATTTTAAGCAACATGGTGGCAAAAAGAGTGCAATTACCGGAGTGTTGCATTTGCCTATGTCACATGAAAGGAATAATGTGCAAGCATGACCGAACAAACTAAAGCGATTCTTATACACGAAGATTTGTTTTCGTGCGCTATAGAAGACGGCGCAACGGGGCAAATTTATCTCACACATGATGAGGACCTTCCACCCGAAACATTGAAAGCTATCTGGGGAAGATTCGAGATCGGATACGAAGTCGTATCCCAGCATTACGACTTTAACGAAGAGCGAGAGTGCTTCGTTATCGATCGGATCAAACCATGAGAGCTGAGCATCTATCCAACTCGCAGCTGAATTCTTTTCTCGGCTGCGGTAAGAGCTTCCAGCTGTCACGGGTGCTGGATGCACCACAGAAACCGAACGTGTGGTTGCCTGCAGGTGTGGCATTACACGAGTGCGTGTATGAAATAAACATGGCGAAGGCTGGCCTAACGCCAGCGTTCGATATCGGTCGCAGGTTTCGAGACCTATTCACACAAGAGATAGAGAAACGTGAAGAGTCCACTGGTATTAATCGTGATGAGTGGAAGCGAGCGGGGCGAGAAAGCAAGGCCAATCCCAATAAGGAAGACGTTAACTGGTGGATGGCTGATGGTGCGTCACAGTGCGTAACGTACGGAACTTGGTTAGACAGTTCTGGGTGGAGCGTGTTAACCCATGAAGGTATTTTCCTTGCCGAGTACGAAACCACCGCCACCTTCGGAGACGTTCCAGTTAAAGGGTTTCTTGACGCTGTGATGGTCAACCCGAATGGCCAACTTGTGGTAGTCGACTACAAGTCGGGTACGCGAACTCCATCGAACACCAGCCAGCTTGGGCTTTACGCAGCGGCATTGCGAAGAACGCTAGGTCTGAGCATCGCTCATGGTGCGTACTTCATGACTCGCAAAGGTGAAATGTCAGAGCTGTCTGATATTTCTAGATTCACCCCTGAGTACTACGACAACATATTCAGGAAAACTAAGTTCGCCATGGATAACGATTTGTTTATTCCTAACCCAGGCGATGCTTGCAGGATGTGCGATGTATCGGACTACTGCTATGCACAAGGTGGTCCACTCGCGTGGACCATGGACCCAGACCACCCTCAATATAGTAAAAAAATTTAGGAGTATGCAACATGTCAACAAGTACAACCGAAGCACCGTTTGTTGTAAGCCACAACTTCTGCGCCGTCAGAGGTAATTCAGTTAGTGAACTGATGGATCATCTTCGAGAGTTCAACTCGACAGATGAAATCGAGGAAGAGATCGCAGCTTTCCGAGCGAAGGTTACGAACTCACCACCACATCAAGCAGCGGTAGCTCTTGTTACGCAAGAGCTTGGTGCAACTGTGGTCACACCGGCAGCAGCAGAACCTGTGGCTGCACCTGCATCCGTAGGAGCACCTGAGGTTCTTCCTGGTAAGTATGGAGATCGGTTTACCTACGGTCTTGCGGAAGCACCAGCACTCCCTGACGGTCGTGGTTTCTATGTACTGCGCGAATGGACAGACGCAAAAGGTAAGGCTCGAGTTGCGTTCGTTGACCCTGCGAAGGGTCCCAAGCCGTTCGCTCCAGGTGCTGAAGAAGCAAAGATCATCTGGAAGTAACTGATGCAATCACTTGTGCAGGTCTCTCAGGAAAGCAAAGGGAGCGGGAAAACAAACCCGCTCCCTGAGCTTCTCCCCACCCTCACGGCAAAAGGAGTTTTGCTGGAGCCGGGGCAGATGTGCATGGTTGTTGCCGCGCCTAACGGAGGCAAAAGCATGCTGGCCCTGTGGTACGCCATCCATGCGAACGTTCCCACGATGTTTTTCTCTGCAGATACTGACCGCAGAACGACTTGGTACAGGGCTGCTGCCATCAAAACTGGCATCGAGTTCAACGACATTAAGGACATGGTCGGTACGTCGGGTCAGGACATCATCGACGAAGCAGTCGATGAGATCACGAAGTCGGGTATCCAATTTGATTTCAATCCCCGCATCACGATCAAGGACATGGATCTTGAGCTCCAGGCTTACACGGAAGTCTATGGAATGCCACCAAAACTAATCGTTTTGGACAACCTCCTCAACTGTGATAACGACGCAGGAGATTTCAATGGCTTGGTAGAGATCATTGGCGATCTTCATTCGCTGAGCAGGGAACTCGACTGTGCCTTAATGGTCTTACACCATGTCAACGAGTCAACTTCTAAGCCTGAGTACCCAGCTTCACGTTCATCCATTCGAGGGAAAGTAGCGCAGTACCCAGAGATGATCCTATCTCTCGCGATGCTACCTGAAGAGGGAATGATGCGCGTTGCGCTCGTGAAGCACCGACATGCGACCCCTTCACCTAACGCCAGTGAATACGAAACGATTTTCGTAGACCCCACACGCATGACTTTTCATAACACCAAGGCGCAGCTGAGCGCAGCGAGAACTAGAAGGGAGTGGTCGTGACCGAACTAACTGACTGGATGTGGGAGGAAGAGTCCATGCTCCAAGTGGAGAGAGGTTTCTCCGACTACATGATGCAACTGACCGAAGCGATCTTTGATGATACTGATGTGGAAACCGATTCAGGGTTCGCCTTTTGTGGGTGTGAGGACTGCATAAACCGAGAAATTTTCGCGTACTTAATGCCGAAGTTCCTGAACCTGTACCGAGATGGGCGAATCGAATTGGAGAAGCCACCTATGTCCACCCGAATAATGAAGAAGCTAAGGCTTGGTCGCAGGAAGGGCAACAGGAAAGTTATTCATGGTGCTGACGCCAGCCCCACTCCGAAGTCGATCACTGAACTGTTCAACGTCGAACCTGGTGGGTCCGACTACCTGTTCATGGGTCCCATGCATGCATGCATATGTGGTTGCAACGTCTTTCACATCCTTGCATCGTTCGGTGAAGGGGAGATTGTCCAGTATTTCACGGAAGCTAAGTGTGCTTCTTGTGGTTCCATCGTTCGTGCACCTACTCAAATAGATGAGGAGGTGTGACTCATGACCACGATCGTTGGTAGGACCGATGACAAAGGCTGCTCTATTGCAGCCGACAACCAGACTACCGTCGACAACCGTCCATTCTGTGATCCTTCGATGTCGAAGATCCGGGCACGGTACGAGTTCCTTGTCGCAGGTGCGGGTGCAGGTGGAGCCATCGACATCATCAACCATCTTTGGGAGCCACCGAAGATGAAGTCGTTTCACAAATCTGTTCATGACTTCATGGTGGTCGACGTTGTCCCCTCCATGAAGCGAGCGTTCGAGACGCATGGGTGGGTTGAGAAGGAGGATGAAACTTACGCAATCCTGATTGCGTTCGAAGGTCAGCTCTTTGAGATTGGTAGCGACGGCACGGTCCTTGTGAGATCGGATGGCATTTATGCCATCGGCACGGGTGCGCCATTTGCTATTGGTGCACTTGAAGCTGGTGCTTCGCTGGAAGAGGCAATAGATATTGCCGTAGCCAATGATATATATACGGGTGGACCTATCCAGGTTATGCGACAGGAGCTCCCCGAATGATCGGGGCGTTGCTGCTCAGCGCAGCCTTGATGGTGTCACCCACCGTGTCAGACGACGGATGGTTGGACTACCCGAACGTGTTGGCCACCAAGAAATTCGTGCTGCATGACAGTCCCATTAGTGCCTATCAAGGGCGGTTCCACCGGGACAAGTACGACGGATGTCGGTACTTGATTCGACACAGGGAATCACGGCATCAGTACTCCCAGCACAAGGGTCCACACACAGGGGCTTATCAATTCACGGAGGCACTCGGGATTGGGGCAGCGTGGATGGTGCAGGCGGAGCTCAGAAAGACGGGGACTCCTAAAGCCCAGGCGATACACATCGGTCGAACTCTACGAGCCAATCCCGCGTGGAAGTGGAATATTTTTTACCAAGATTTTGCATGGGCTGTGGTTTGGAATCACGGTAAGGGCAAGAGCCATTGGCCTACTGCGTACGGCTCGGAGTGTGCAATGTGAGTAGTCCATCGAAGAATAAAGGCTCATCGTTCGAGCGGGAGATAGTCATGTTCCTGCGAGAGCAGGGATGGGATGGAGCTGAACGTACACGGGCTGGTTGGACGGATGATCGTGGTGACATTGACGGGGTTATTGGTGTGACGTTCGAGTGTAAGAACCAGAAGGCCATGACTTTGGCTGGCTGGATCGACGAGTTAATCGTCGAGATGAAGCATGGTGGAAACACCATGGGTGCGGTAGTACATAAACGCCGAGGCGTTACATCCGCTGGGGACTACTACGCATCCCTACCTCTTTCAACTTTCACAAATTTACTCAAGGAAGCTGGTTACTAATGGTTGATCTTAAATGGCAGAAGGACGCAGCTTGTAAGGACACCGGTCACGATTCGTGGTACGCAGCAGAACATTCAACGGTTCAACTTGATTTCCAAACGCTTGCTCGAGTGTGTGGTGCGTGTCCTGTGCAGGACGCATGCTTAACTCACGCGGTTGAGCATGAGGAGCACGGTTACTGGGGTGGCATGAGTGAACGAGCCATCCGTGATTTACGCAAGCAGAACAACATTCGACTAGTAACAATATGATCACGGACAAGCCGTTGCTACTCGAGGTAGTCCTCGAGCATTACGGCATAGATATGCCTACGTCGCGCAGGAAAGTTTGCTGCCCAGTACATGACGAGAACAGACCATCCGCAGTCATCGATCCGTATACAGGTTCTTGGAAATGCTTTGCATGTCAGGAGCATGGGGATGGCTACGACATTATAAAACACAAGGAGAATGTGAGCTTCAAAGATGCAGTCGAAATCGCACAGGGAATTCTTGACCGGAGCAGCAGAGACGTACCAGTCTCGACTTATGGGAAGTCCAGCTCAGGAGTACCTCGAAGCTCGAGGGATAAATCAAGAAGCCGCAAGTACAAGCCGTCTTGGATTCGTTGATCCTGAATATGCACTACCCGGACATGACATGTACAAGGGAATGCTTTGCATTCCCTACCACACAGTCCATGGTGGTGTGGTTGCGATGAAATTTCGTGTGATAGATGACCGACCTGGGTCTAGATACTTGTGGCCTGCAGGTCAAACGTCCCACCTGTACAACGTGACCGACACCGTGAGTGGGAAACCTTCCATCGCTATCTGTGAAGGGGAGCTTGACACGGTCGTAGCTTCCGCCGTTTGCGGGATAAATAGTGTTGGTATTGCAGGGGTTTCTCATTGGAAGCCGCATCATCCTCGAGTGTTGCGCGGTTTTCAGGAGGTATTCGTCATCACCGATAACGATGACAAGGAGTCGGGGGAAAATCCCGGACAGGAACTGGCTCGTCGAATCCTGAATGACATTCCACATGCAAGAAACATTGTCTTGCCTCGAGGTCAAGACATCACAGATTTCGTTTTACAAAACGGAAAGGACGCCCTTCCTTCCCTTTTGGGCTTGAAAATAGATGCCGCGTGAGCGATAAGGAAACACTCGCATGGGTAGTACAGAGAATCAAGAGCATGGGACTGACGGTGACGTCGGTGAACCAGAAGACTGGAGAGATAAGGCTATTAGTGCCGTCTCGGGACACCCTGCGGTAGGGAAGCATGGCTTCGGCATCGAGACGGAGGACCTTGCGTCTTTCGTTGAGATGATTGCTGGTCTTGCAGCTGATCGTGTCAGGGGTATAGGTGCGGATCAGTACGCAGGTGACAAGCAGGCGTTCGAGGATAAGAACGTCGATGAGATCATCGCTGATCTCCTCGAGGAAGTGTTCGACATCATCGCCTATGCATCGTTCCTTGCGATTAAGGCAGGTGCACTCCGATGAGCAAGATCATCGTCGCTATCAGCGACCTTCAAGTGCCGTACCACGATCAGGCAGCAGTAGATCAGGTGGCGGATTGGATCGAAGAGATCCAACCTGACGAGGTTCTCAACGTGGGCGATGCAATCGACCTTCCACAAATTTCCAGATGGACACAAGGCAAAGCAGGTGAGTTCACTCGTGATATTGGCAAGCATCGCGACAAGACTGTCGAGATTCTTGAACAGCTTGGAACTACTGGGATGGTGCGTAGTAATCACACTGATCGCATACTGATAGCAGTCAGTAACCGACTGCCTGGATTCCTAGGTCTTCCTGAGTTGGAGTTGGAAAATTTTCTCAAGTTACCTGAACTCGGCATCGAGTACTACAAGGGCATGCATAAGTTTGCACCTGGGTGGCTGCTCGCACATGGTGACGAGGGTCGTGCCTCACAAGTGGGGGGTATGACAGCCCTGAAGCTGTCAGATCGCACGGGTCACTCGATTCTGGCGGGTCACTCCCACCGATTGGGTCTTGTCCCATCGACTGAATCTTTCAACGGAAAGATTACAAAGACTCGCTTCGGTTTCGAGGTCGGAAATCTGATCAAGCAGGGCTCACCAGGCATGTCGTACACAGGTGGCATAGCCAACTGGCAGCAGGGGTTCGGGGTTCTTCTAGTCGACGGTAGCACCGTACTTCCTATACCCGTACCGATCATCAACCGGACGTTCAACGCTCTAGGGGTTGAACGTAAATGGTAGACATGGAATCGAAGTTAATGCTGGATACTCAGGGAGTGATCGGTGGGGCATCGCATTCACTAGCTCGGGAATTCCACGGGTACACGACCGCGTCAGACATCTCCCAGGAGATGTGGGTGTGGGTGTTGAAGCATGAGAACAAGATCATCGAGTGGCTTGATCGAGAGGACAAGATCGAGTGGGCTCGTGGCATGAAAGCCTTGTCGAAGACTCTCACGCGCATGGGTGCTGTGTACTGCCGCAAGGAGAAAGCAAGCCGCTGTGGCTACCGAGTTGGTGACGAGTACTTCTACACGAGGACTCTCGTTATTGCCCTGCTGGTGGCTCGTGAGAACGATGGAAAGCTAGTGGCAAACGTGGTCGATGATACGCCTCGCAAAGCGAAGCTTGATTCGGAAGGAAACGATTTGCTTGCCATGCTTGCAGACCTAGAACTGGCATTAGGAAGCCTCGATGATGAGCAGCGAGATCTCGTGATCTCGGTGTGCGGTCGGGACTTGTCACCGGCAGCAGTAGCACTCGAGCAGGAGGTAACTCGGCAAGCGATTGAGAATCGCGTCAATCGTGCACTTGATCGGATGATCAGGGAACTCGGTGGGGAATACCCCTACTAAGCGAAAGAAGCGGAGTGTCCCGCTTCCCCTCGGGAAAAGCCACTCCGCTTCTTACTAGATGTAATCCGCTTTTGCATCACGTTGGCAACTTACCAACAAGACTAGTCTATTGGATACCAGTTGCTTCGCTCTATGGGACACACCCAATCTTTATCTTTCTTTATCGTGAGCATGTCCCACACATATCCACACGCGATCCACGCTGGTGCTAAGCCCAAGAAGAAGGCGGTTGCTACTGGGGTTTCGCTGAGCCCACTCCCGAACATGTACACACCACCAATCAGGAACACGACCATGGCCCATGGATTAAACTGCATCTGGAACTCCCTTAATCTTCTGGACCCAACCTCTGGTTGGTTCAGGTCCTGGGCTTGACAGTCTGAACAGGTCCTTCTCTGCTTGCTTGGCTGTGTAGTACACACCAAACGTGTAGATGGATTTACCTGATGGGTCCAGCATCATGATCACATAGTGATCTTGTGCCTGCCACATGTTCTTAAGCTCGAGTACCACTTCCTTCGCTAGGTCTTCCACATCAGGGTGCTCAGCCTCAAGAAGGCTGATCACTTTCTTCAACTCCGTTGGCTTGGCTCTCATTGTTGGTGCGCTCACGGGAGGGGACGTCCCATTTTGTCCACCAAGTTGTGCTCCTTGGGAGACTCGTACCCTGTGAGGTCCGGGTACTCGTCCCCGCTCCTGAAGTCATCGCGGTAGTACGTCACCAATTCTGTGTGTCCACTAATCGAATAGAAAGCACTGATCTCAACGTCAACCTGACCGTTGGCGAACAGCACCTCATCGAAGTCATCACCCATCATGAGTGTCCAAGGCTCCGTGACATGGAACTCTGGCTTCACTCGCGCGTTATACCGGTCAATGATTTCCTGGCCTTGCTCCTGTGTGTATGTGTAGTCACTCATCTTCGAACTCACCTTTCTTAACGTACACACACCGTGCGTACACCGAGTACTCATTCTTATCCGTCTGACGCACCATAGCCTCAAACTTTCCGACCTCTTGCCACGCCTTAATCTTGCCCGTCCTGATGTCGTGTGCTCGAGTGGCAGCAGTCTGGTAGCCCTTGTACTTGGCTATTCTCGCCCACTCGTTCGGCTTCCCCGACACACGCTTGGCGAGTAGGAATGCTTTCGCATGCCTACCGCTGCGCTTCGCAGGAGGAGCCTCCCACTTGAAAGTGTGGTCACTACTACTCATTCGTTTCTCCTCTACATGTACAGGCGCAGTCCCATTTCTTGTCGTACCAGCGAACCGTGGGCTTGCAGTTGTCGTGGTGTCCTGTCAAACAGAACCCACATCGCTGTGGTGTGCCTCGTTCACTCATGCGACCAGCTTCTCTCCGCAGAATCGGCAGTACTTGTCCTCACATGAACCCCAGCCTTGTTTGAGTGGACACCAGTAGTCAACATCGTCGATGATCTCGTGCGATGAGTCCTTCATGGCTATGTCCGGTCTTCTGGGTGGGCATGATCTGAATAGGTTGCTACGCCTGCCTCATAGCCACGCGAGTACGCCGTGGCATCTTCGGGGTGGTCCCCCAAGAACTCGGGTACGTCACCTATTCCCGTGATTGCGTTTGACTCACCGATTCCATGGAAGGCTCTACTCATAGTGTCCGTTGCGAAGACATCAGTCTCCCCTAGATAGCCCACCATGAATCCCCAAGCGAATGCTTCCTGCTCACCCACCGGAATCCTCGGGCCTGCCTGTGTTTGTATGTTAACCATTTTGTCTCCCTTGTGTATTGGTGGGAGGGGGCGAATGCCCCCTCCCGTTAGCATGTTGCTTATACGAGAAGCAAATCCAAGGCACGATCTTTGATCTGCCCCATACCACCAAGCAGAATCTTCTCTGCTCGTGCTGAGTCATCACCACGAACAGGTGAGAACCAGTCGGCATACTCGGTGACCGAGTTGAACAAACCCCAAGCCGTATCACCTTGTGGTGCAGTAGGTGAACCCTTGTAAAGGGTGAACACTTTCTGTCGTTGTTCCTGTGCTACCTGCACGGCTCGCTTCTCACCTCTCGTGAGCTTGTCGTAGCTCATGCCTGGTGTGACATGGGCAGGGAAGGGGAACAGTCGAGACACAACCTCCGCTGCATCCTCATCACGAAGTGTGATGCCGAGCAACTTGTTGCCAACCTCCTGCATAGATGCGCTGATGGTTTGCGACAGGTTGAGTACCTCTCGTGCCTTCTCGAGGTTCGAGATGCTCAGTTGTGAGGTGTGCCGTACCTTGGCTCGTGCTTTCGACTCACCCTTAGCAGCAGTCCATGTGTTAGCACACACGATTCGCACGGCGGTGATGTCGAACTCGGTTGATGCTGTCCCATCGAAGGCAGTAGTGCCTGTCAGGTACAGGTTAGAGCGGTCGTTACCACCGATGGTGATCTCATCCGGCATACGAACCACCACGAACTCACGTTCGCCTCGACCAAGGGAACCTACGGTTTCTAGTGTTGCCCCACCACCTTGCAACTCGTCAATGAATGAGAAAATCTCATTCGCTGAGTGCACTTGGTAACGCTTACCAACGGGGCCGAAAGCCACCTTCTCATGGTCACGCTTGTTAGTGCGAACCACGGAAAATTTCTCGGGGATTTCTAGGACACTCACACCATGCTGATCCATGACTGTGGTGTGCACGGGATGTAAGTCCCATTCGAAGTCCATATCGGCAGCGACGAGTGCCTCGTCAATGCCTAGGGCAGTCTCGGATACATACCCGAGCTGATGCCATGCCGGTTGGCGTAGTGAATAGAATTTAGTGTTTGACTCGATTTCATGTGACATGCGTTTCCTTCTTTCGTGTGCTTGTTATGTATACATGTTGCAATGTACTGGAAAACATCGGGTTTGTCCAATACTTGGGGTGTGTCTAGCGGTAGTCGGTACGAAGGTCGTCAATATTATCATCATCGACTGACAGGTATGTGACTGCGATTTTCGCGTAGTCATACGCCCATTCTGGTGCGAACGGTGCTGATCGAGGTTCCTTGGAACGGAACTCCTGGTGGTGCACATACATAAGCCGAGCGAGCATCGCTGTTGCTTCATCTTCGATGGTTAAATCCATTGTTAACATCGCTCCTTGCATTTAGACACCTCCTTCGGGTGCTTGTGATGAGTGTACTTCCCTTGCGCTTACGTTCACCCTCATAGTGCTTCCTCCTCCACATATTGGTTGCCGAACTGATTACCTAACCATTGGTTAATGTCCGAGCCGTACTGCTTCACGAACTCAGACCAATGCACATCACACAAAGCCACAGGCTTTGGTGCTAGTCGTGTCAGAGAAGATTCGTGCTTTCGATAAGCACGAATCTCGACAGCTCCTATACATGTGCAGTCGTGCCGTTCACACCAGCGTTTTACTCCATGTGTACTCATGTGCCTACACCTCCCTCTCTGCGTAGTGATCGAGGATTCGACCCATTCGTAGTAGTTCTTCCTGCGCTTTACTCACAGCCTGTGGGGTAGCACCGCTGATGATCATCAAGCACATTCGCACCTGTCCTTCCCACGTTGGGGTGATGTCAATCATGAATGACTCTTCGTCTCTCTTGTGCTCCGCTTCGGTTACTAGATTGCTCGTGTCCATGCTCACGCCTCCTTCGGTCTGTACGCGGTAAACTCCAGCGAGTCATTGTCCGAACCGTCATACCGTTCGTCCATTCCTACCCACCAGCAGTCAAGCGAAGCTTTGTTCCAGACATCTGGGTTCTCCTTCTCCGTGGGAAGGAAGTCCATGACTTGTTGCTGTGCGTCCTCTTGATCATCGGCATACACAACGAATGCAACGAGCACAATCTCCTCATTGCTTGACTTTGGTCGGTCGTAGTGTTCGTTCCAGTCATCGTCACAATCGGTTACTTCGTAATACTTTCCGTCTTCCCAAGGAACCTCGCTGACGTAGTAGTTGAGACGATTGACTACGGCGTAGCCGTTGACTATTAGGTATCTACCAGAGTCACCCTCGACTCCTGTCCATACGTTGTGTACGTCCACACCCCTGGGTAGTTCGCTCAAGACTTCGAATGGGCTGTTGCTTGGTCGGAATTTCTCTGACCACTCGAAGTCATCCATGCTGATGCGTGTCTCCATGCTCACTCCTCCTCCCCGTTCATGAATTCCATGATGTCCTTGTCCTGCACATCCATCCATTCCTCTGGAAGCACCACTCCTTCGTTCAGGAGCGAGATGATTGTCCAGAGCCCGCCATTGACCGAGACAGCACGGAGGTATGTGTCACCATCGAGGCTGGCCTCGGCAGACTCAGCCCACGCCTCAAAGGTGCGTTGCAGGAACTTGAAGCGTTCCTTCCTGTGCTTGCACTTGTTCGTGAAGCAGTCGTAGTCACAGTCGGTGGTTGCTTGTTCGACTCTCGTTTGTACGCTCATTGCCATGCCTCCATATCCCTGTACATACCCATGGGCTCCACAGAATCCCACGATTGGTCTTTGATCCCGAGTTTTGATTCTTCAAGCTCATGCACATGATCTTCCTTCACGATCTCCATGGCGTGAGCCTCGTCACGAGCCTCGATTTCCTCGCTCCGACTGACAGTTACTCCGTAGGTCTCCTTCCATGTGACCTCGAATTTGCTCATCATGTGACCGAACTCGTAATCCTTGATGCGATTGTTCAGCCCCTCAATGATGATGATGAGGGCATCCTTGGATATCCAACCGCAATTAACAGCATCCTCGAGTTCATCCTGCACAGACGTCATGTCTGACGAGTAGGTCATGATGAGTCCCTGAATGCGCTTGGTTTTTTCTTCGCCACGCTCAATCAACATCTCCTTTTCATCGAGGATCTCCCGTACATGAGCCTCGTGGTACTCCCTGCTCACGGTGTTGTGCATAGATGCGTTGGTAGTCATTTCGTTTCCTCCATTTGTGTGTGACGGGCTTTCGATGTGCGATAGCCAGAGTTGTAGCCTTCTTCACGACCACGTTCATAAGCGTCTTTGTGTACAAAGACGACAATCGTTATAGCGAGTAGTGCGAGTACCAGAAGGATCAGCGAGTCAGGCATTGACGGCCTCCAATACCTCATACACATGAGCGGTTGCGTCCTCAGTAAGGCCACCGATGTGCCAGTTGTACGACTCATCAAGTGCAGGGGAGCCGCGTTTCCAGTCGTAGATAGTGGCAACTACGTCATCCTCGAACTCGATGACCCACTCCGTGGTGACCTTGCCGTCAAAGTCGTACTGTGAATAGGTGAACGGCTTGCCGAATCGTTCCTCGAGTTCACGCCGTGTGATCGTGATGAACCCCACGAGATGTGATGGGTAGAACACGTTCGGGTCTGTGACCGTGGTGAATTTCATTACATTCCCTTCGTTCGTATGTTTGTTAGCATGTTGCTATTAGCATTTATTGAACCGCCGTGGAGTACAAACTCCACGATGGGGCGAGTGTCCGAATCGGTACGACAAAGCATGCAGTCCGAACACTTAACAACTTCCGTTGTTTGAGCAGGGCAGGCAACAACCTTTCGGTTGTCAATTCGTCTTCCTACCCATGAGTCCTCCGAAGGAGACTCGATCACCACCTGCCAACCATCGGCAAGAGCTTCCTGTACATCCGCCTCCGTCTCACATGAGGCATTCAACGTCCAACCAATAGCGAGATCAGGAGTCAGCCATTCCTCCCTCCACTTGTGTGTGTACCCATAACCGGTGAGGTCAGGGCGAGTCTCATGTAGCCAATTGGCTACCTCCATGTACTCGGGATCGACATCACCAGACACAAGATGACGAACCACGCTGTTCCTGTACGCACCGTCAGCAATTCGACCGAGTTGGTGCTTCGTGTCCTCGGTTCCTGAACGCTTGACTAGTGAGAAAACACCACCTCCTGGGCCTGAAGCGGCGTAGCATCGGGACTTAAAAGTGCCGTCCTCCTGCTCCACGTTAAACGGGCATGCTCCGGGGCAGGAATCGTGTGAACGCTGAGTGGAAGCGATCGGAGTTTTGCCCGAGAGTTTCTTATTGCTACTCCTTGGAGTAGCGAGAGTGAGAGTTGTCATTTAGTACGTTCCTTCCATGCAATCTTCCCGTGTAAGTTCGAGCACCGTCTTGGTGAACTCGCCGACAGGAAGGCCAGTTTCGATTCCCATCTCCACTAAAGTGGCTAGGTTGTAGTGCTCCTCATGCTCAAACGCAAGCTCGATTGAACGCATGGCTAGGTGATCCAAGCCCAACATCCATTGGCAGATGGCCTCTATCGTGTGCAGGGGAGCCATGGACACATAGTCCGACTTCGATGCAAGGAATTTGTCCACCACGGCACGAACCGTTTGAACCGTGTACATGTTGTTGTGTAGATGATTGGTGGAATTGCCATATGTGCTGTTCTCGTATGAGTCCACGATGTAGTGCAGGACACCGTCACGAACTCGAACATCCCCTAGGGATTGAGCGAGTGTGAGTTTCATGCTCATGGGAATCTCCAAAGGAGACGTAGGTTGCGGAACCAAAGCCTCTATCCATGTGTCCGTCAAGTGCTTGCGAATAACCTGATCACTCGTTTCGATCATCACAACTGTCATGATTTCCTCTCATGTACTTGCATTCATCCGTGCCCCACATCTGGAGACATCGCAAATTCGACAGCAACTAACCGCCGAACGTTAACCATTGTAACCATGTTGCTAATCCGATGTCAACGATAGTTGACATCCGTGCATGTGAGGCGAGCGCGCCCGCCCCACATGATGTGCTCATGAGTAAAGAACCTCACCGAACACGGCCATTTGCATGATCTCGTCTGCACTCGAGGCATCGGTGTTATCACCGAGGACATTGAGCACAGATTGAGCACCACCAAGTCTCTCCATCGCATAAACGATGTCGTTCACGGTGATGCTTTCAGAGTGGCAATTCCTACCCTTAGGGTAAACCTTGCATGTTCCTGAGATGCCACAGATTTCCCATGTGGCTCCGCCTAGGAACTCGATCTCGTTCCACGACTCGTACTCAATCTCCCACCCTGAGCCCATGATTCGTGACCACAATTCATCGGCGGTAATGAGGGATTTGGTGGTGATTTCCAGCATTTGCGTGGGCTCATGATTGAGCATGGGGACGTACTCCCCGATTCGGATAACCTGTATGTCCATGACTAGCTCCATTGTTCGTATACTTGAGTCTCGATTTCCCTTGCAATTGGTGTACTCACATGTCCAGGCTTGTCCTCGAGCATGAGCAGAACCCAATCCCAATCTGCCTTCGGCAATTTAACTTTGATCATTAGTTCCTCCTGTGCATAGGTGAATGTGTGTATTTGAGAGCGCATTAGCCCATGCACTCACCAAAATCCCCGTGGCTGACGTTCCCACATGAGTCACAAGTGGGAACGGGAACGATGTCAAGGTATGAGTCATGCTCTGGATTGGATACAAGTACATGTGTGATGGTGAATGTCATGTGATTTCCTTCGGCTGAACCGGTCGTAGTCATTGGCAACGACTCGGCGAACTATTCAATTGTAACCATGTTGCTTTCCCGATGTCAACGATAGTTGACATCCGCACACATGACCCACGCATGAGGCGCGCAGGGCATGTGTGCATGAATGAGGGCCCCTATACAGGAAGGGGTATAGAACCGTTGAAGAAAGCCTTAACCTCATGCTCACCAGCAGGAGAGGACTCTCCTGCACCTTCACATGAGAGGCAAATTGAGAAGCCTACGGACTCCACATCGAAGCCGTTCCCTGTGCAGGAAGGGCAAGTTATGAGCCATTGGTCACCCTCCTGTACATCCGTGTGCGAGTACTTAACGTGGGCACGGATGTGTGTGTCCACGAACGAACCTTCAGCAATCTGTGACTTCGTCATGATATTTCCTTTCGTCATCGCCACGGTCATTTGCCGTGGTCGTAGTTAGCACCAGTCTCATGTACATGAGTGAGGCTGAAGCTTCCTGCAAATGAGCCCGAGTGTGTGTGCTCGGGCCCATGAGCATGAGGCTCCTGCTAGGCGTGATTTCCGTTGATCGTGAGGAAAGGATTGACTTCGTCAAGTGAGTCCATGAGCAACTCAAGTTGCTCAATTTCGTGAGAAACGTTAGAGGCATCGTCCATTTCATCGGCCTTCATGTGTACGTCAAGCTTCCCGCGAAGAACCGCACATGAGCGTCCGAGGGCCGTGTACATGAACCAGATTTGCTCATGCGAAACTTTCATTTCAACTACGTTGTTGGTCGTTTCTACCATCATTTCTTTCATCCCTTCATGTACATACGCACGGCCTTTTCCGTGTGCATGTGGGAGGCTGTAAGCCCCTCAAAGGGGCCACATGAGCATGAGCCCATGTGACCCCGAGTGAGGCTTAAGCCTTATCGGTTATGAGGTTTCCTTCGATTATGTCCATGAGGGCTCCTAGTTGAGCCTCAAGTGCTTTCATGCGGTCTTCAGAAGAGATCTTTACGATCACGGCTTGATCTTGTTTCCCTCCTGCTACTCGGCGAACTTTCTTCCCTTCGGGAGCCACGGCAGGAACCGACTCGGGAAGAACCGATTCCTCAGGAGTTGGCACAGACTGTGTGGCCTTCGGCTTGCTTGGGGTCTTGCGCTTGTTTTTCACGGGGCTGGAAAGTAATCCCGACTTTGTGAGCAATTCAACGTAGTTGGCTCCGGTTTCGATCACACAAAGAACAGCACCTTTGGTGTCTAGGGAGCAAGGACGCCATTCAAAATCGCTTCCTTCAATTAAGACCCAACCGTCTATGTACTCGTCTATTTCCGTGTACTCGAACTCTTGGGAAAATCCGAAGGAAGCAACAATTCCCTCAGCGATAAGGCTTCTACTATGAGCCTTCATGGCCCTCGAAAACTTGACGTAGTCAGCACCAGCATCTCCAGCATCGGAGATGATGGACAAAGTATCCAAATATGTGATCATGGAATTTTCCTTTCAACCGATCGAAGTCATTTGCTCCGATTCGATTTCAACTTTGGCAGTATGTTGCAAAAATGTCAAATCCATCTCAGCGCGCAGAACTGCGCGGGAGAGATCCGCGCGCATGAGGCACACGCATGACGATCACGGCATGAGGCATGAGGCAAGAACTCACCGCTTAGCGCGCAGAACTGCGCGGGAAGCTCCGCGTGTACATGTGTGATCAGAGCGCGCAGAACTGCGCGGGCTGATGGCCAATGGCAAACACCCATGGCAAACCGGTAAATCCTAGGGGGAATATGGAGTAAAAAGGAAGGGTTAACGAAGTTAAAAGAAGGTCTGGATGTTGCCTCAGGGGCACATGGAAACGTGTGAACCCCTCCCGTGTGTTTCCGCGAGGAGCACACCGTACCCAAATTGTCATCGTGACAAATGGGACGAAACGGGCAGACCGGGGGGTTTTAACAAAGGGGCCCTCCCCCCTCCCCCTACCTGTCTCATGACTAATTTTGACCATTCCGGTGGGAGCTGTGGTGGTTTTCTGTTGGTACCCATAGGTTTCCCATTATTTAGTAGTGTGACCTTCGTCACATGACCATTGCAAAAGGCCTATGCAACCCCCTCTTACTTAGTAGAGAGTGAAACGCTAAGCGGTTCACGACTACCAGGCTTTACCCCAAGGGCAGTCGCCCCTCAAGGGGCAGATGCCCACCATGGTTCTACTAATCCAGGTCCATGGGTGATCCATGGGGGAACCCCCTAGGGGTCCCCTTGACGGGTTTATGAGAAAGGCTAATTCCTCGTATAGGTATTGAGCTCTTATTGGGCTTCTAAAATCTTGTCGATTTTATCGCCGCTTAGTGTGGAACCATTTTTTTCGTATAGGAAGATTGTTTAACTATTTCCTTGTCAGGGGGTTGCATTAGCCCCTGGCAACCCCCTCCTAATAAGTAGAGGGGTGATTCTTTGTGGCTAATGTTCACAGGAAAGATAATCGTCCAGCTGCAGCCATGAAAGTCTCACTGGCTGACCTGATCCGTCAGGGCACTTCCATAGCTGACGGTCTAAAAATTATTGGGCGGTCCCGTACCTGGTACGAGGAGCAACGACGCAAGGACAGGGACTGGGCGGAGCTGGTTGACAAGATCCGCAAGGCTGTGGCCAGCCCGGACATGCGTCAGCAGGACGCGGGGGAGTTTGAGGAGTTCGCGGGTAAGTATCTGAACCGGAAGATTTGGCCCCATCAGCGAAACATGGTGGATATTCTTGAGGGGCGTGAACCTTCCGCCCTTCACCCGTCGATGAGGTACGAGCCTGGATCTTCAGGATCTAGGCGCATGCTCATCAACGTGCCACCTAACCACGCGAAGTCGATGACTATCACTGTGGAGTATGTCACTTACAGGATTATTAAGGACCCGAACATCTCAGTGATGATCGTGTCTAAAACTCAGGACATGGCGAAGAAAATGATTTACGCGATCAAATCGCGGCTCACCCACCCTGCCTACGCCGACATGCAGCTGGCTTTCGCGCCAGCTGACGGGTACAAGGCTTCATCTGACCAATGGTCAGCGACCAAAGTGTATCTGGATTCCAGCTCCAGGACTGGTGCGGAGAAAGACGCAACCATTGAAGCTTTGGGTATGGGTGGACAGATTTACGGTTCCCGTGCCGACCTGATCGTCCTCGACGACACGGTCACACTGTCCAACGCGAACGAGTGGACGAAACAAATGGACTGGGTGCGGCAAGAAGTCGCCTCACGTTTAGGTCCCGGTGGTCAACTACTCATAGTTGGGACGAGGGTCGCACCTACAGACCTGTATTCGGAACTACGCAACGAGGAGCATTACACCGACGGTGTGGTGCCATGGACCTACCTGTCCATGCCAGCGGTACTCGACTACGCCGACACCCCAGAAGAATGGAACACCCTCTGGCCTTTGGCCGATGAAGAGTTCGTTGATGGTGATGAACCAAACGCTGACGGGTTCTACGACCGATGGACAGGCCCACGGCTTGCACAGGTCCGTAACGAGGTAGGTCCACGCAAGTGGAGCCTGGTGTACCAGAACCAGGACATTGAGGAAGAGTCCACTTTTGATTCTGTCGCGGTGAGGGGAAGTATCAACCCCACTAGGCAGACGGGAAGTCTAGATCCGACTCTGCGCGGTCACCCTTCCAAGATTGATGGAATGTACACGATTTGCTCCATGGACCCCGCTATCGCGGGTAACACGGCAGCAGTGGCTTACTCCATCGACAAGTTTTCCGGTAAACGTTTCGTTCTGGACGTTCGGGTTATGTCTGGGCCGTCTCCTTTGCAGATCCGCGAACTCATCAAAGAGATGACTGATGTGTATCAGCCCAACGAATGGATCATCGAATCCAACGCCTTCCAAGGTTTCCTCGTTTACGACGAGGAAATCAACCAGGAGCTGGCTAGTAAAGGAATCCTGCTTAAACCGCACCACACGGGTAACAACAAGCAAGACCCAGACTTCGGTGTCTCTTCAATGAGCGGCCTTTTCGGGACTGTGGCTAACGGTACCGGCGGAACCCGCCAACATCAGGGCGACAATCTCATTGAGCTTCCATCTACCCACAGCCACGGCGTAAAAATGCTCGTAGAGGAACTCGTCTCATGGTCACCTTTCGTTAAAACGAAGTATCGAAGACAAGACACGGTGATGGCTCTCTGGTTCGCCGAACTCAGAGCCAGGGAAATGGTCACATCTTCCCGCCGGTCCAGCTACTTCACCAAAAACAACCAGTTCCTCAATGAAAGGGACCGAGAAAACCAAATGGTAATCAATCTCGACGACATGCTCGCTGCTGAATCCGTACCGAGCTGGAACTAATTAAGGACACACATGGCTGACTTCGCTTACGAGGCGACACAGACGATTGATCGTCTACGTCGTCAACACACGGAGCGTGATTCCCGGATGCGGGCTGTCCATCTTGTTCGAAGCGGGCACTCCGAAGTAGTTTTCAAAGGAATGTTCCCATCCGACTGGCCCAAGCCCGTCGTTGGTAACTTTATTGACGTTGCCGCTAAAGATACGGCAGAAATGGTCGGCGTTATGCCGACACTCACCGCCGCAGGGGACAGTGTCCTTGACGAGTCGAGGCGTTCACGCCAAGACAAGCTCACACGCATCATCAACTTCTTGGCTTACTCCTCACGACTGGGCACAAACCTAGTTCAGGCTGCAGACCGAATGAACACTTACGGGTTCGTTCCATTCCGAGTAGAGGCCAACTACGACGGCGGATCACCACATATTCATGTGGATGACTCCATGAATACTTACTACGAGAAGGACCGTTGGGGAAACGTCGTGCTTTACGCACGAGTTTTCTACAAGAAAATCTCCGAACTGATCGCCATGTACCCCGAGCATGCCGCACAGCTACGAAAGAACACCGCATACTCGGACGCTTCAGACGAAAGAGTGGACCTTGTCCACTACTACGACAAAGACAAGGTAATGCTCTTCGTTCCTAAACGTGACGGGCTGATCCTTTCGCAATATAAGAACCAAATCAGCCGCATCCCGGTAACTATCGCCGAGATGCCTTCACTAGATGGGGTAGTCCGTGGCTCATTCGACGACGTACTCTGGGTTTTTGCTGCCAAAGCATACCTTGCAATGCTTTCTCTCGAAGCTACACAAAAAGCTGTTCAAGCTCCTATTGCTCTCCCTAATGATATTCAAGAATTTGCACTTGGACCGGATGCGGTAATCCGCAGCGCGAATCCTGAGAAGATTCGCCGCGTACCAATGGAACTACCTCAGTCAGCAATGATTGAGAACCGAACCCTTGACGACGAACTACGCACAGGTGCTCGTTTCCCGCAGGCTCGCCAAGGCGAGATGGACGCAAGTATCGTCACTGGGCGTGGCGTTCAAGCACTCATGGGTGGTTTCGATAGTCGAATCAAAACAGCACAGTCGATGCTGGGGGATGCACTCAGCGAAGTTCTTTCTCTAGCCCTTGAAATGGATGAATCGATTTGGACGGATGTTCCTAAAGACGTCCACGCTTCAGTAAACGGTTCCCCATACCAGCTCAAGTACACCCCCGGTAAAGACATTAAGGGAATGTACACAGTTACTCACGAGTATGGCGTCATGGCTGGGCTTGATCCCAACCGTGCGCTCGTGTGGGGACTGCAGGCACTTGGTGCGAACCTGATTTCAAAGAGTTTCCTTCGCAGGAACCTCCCAGTTAACTTGAACGTGTCGGAAGAAGAGAAAGTTATTGACGTTGAGAAGCTGCGTGAAGCAGCTTTGATGTCGATCCAGTCCTATTCACAGTCTCTTCCAGAACTTGCCGCCAGCGGTGAAGACCCAACGAAAGTAATCAAGGTCCTCAGCGACCTGATTGAGGCTAGGAAGAAAGGCATACCAATCGAAGTGGCGATTAGTGATGCTTTCAAGCCAGAAGAACCTAAAGCTTCCCCTGGACAGATGCCAGAAGACCCGATGGCTGCTTTGAGCCAAGATCCAATGTCGGGCGAGCAGCTGCCTGGGGGACCACCACCTCCTGGTGGTGCACCTCAAGGTGGAGGAGCACCACAACCACCGCAAGGTATGCAACAGCTACTTGCGGGTTTAACAGGTAAGGGCGAGCCGAGTATGGCTGCCCGAACCATGCGACAAACACAAATCGCTTAAAGGGAAGGAGGATAATCATGGCAGTTTTCGGAACAACTCAAGGAATCCCGGCAACGAACGTGTCACGCCCAGAGCGTATTAGTTCAACGCCAACAGGTGGAGCACCTGGAAAGTCAGAGCTCTTAAAGCCGGTTGCAACTAGCGCATCACAGCCTAACTCCCAACCAATCAAGTAGTTGCGTGTGGGAAGGGGTGTCTACTCCCCCCTTCCCACATTCATTCCATTCAATTTTTAGAAAGCGAGGTGGCACCAATTGGCTCAAGGACAGAACTTTAACCAGAGCGGGGTGGCTGTTTCACCTCCTGGAGCCATGAGCCAGCGCACGGATCTGCAAGCACAAGGTGCTAGGCAGATTCCTAACGCCGCTTACGGCGAGCAACAAGAATTCCAGGACATCCAAGGTGGTGCACCCATGGCTGGTGGATCAGCTCCAATGGCTGCGCCTCCCGTTGGTATGGGTGCACCAACACAAAGACCTACAGAGCCGTTAACTTCTGGTTCAGATTTCGGCCCAGGTACAGGTTCAGAAGCACTACCCGGTGATCAGACCATGCAGTCAGACATGACGATGATTGGCAAGTACCTTCCCGTATTCGAGAACATGGCAAGTGCCGACACCGTGCCGGAGTCCTTCCGCCTATTCGTTCGGTATCTGCGGGGAAGTCAATGACACAGACTTTGAGTTTTGTAAACAACATGGCCAAGGCTATTGAGGCCGTTGGCCTGCGTAATACGCCTGTCGCTTACGGCCTAGCACTGGTTCCGTGGGAAAGCGTTGAAGAACGCGATGCCACATTAGAGGAGCTTGGGGCTGACGATGGCCAATAGAGTAGACGATTTTGCAGGCAGGGAGAAGCAGGGAAGCCAGCGCACACCACAGACTGGCTCCATTCCCGGATTTGAGGGATACGACCCCAATAAGGCTGAGGGGGTTTTTGACGAGAAAGATATTGCAAACACTCTTGGATCTGTAGGCAGGGTAGCGAAAGGCAAGCTAAGTAGTTACAACTTGGTTTCAGGTGCAGCGCAGACAAACTTCAGAAACTCAATAACACCATCAGGATCGGTAAACGAAGACGGTCAGCTTGAATTTGCATCTGCCAATTTTGACGCTATGGATGATCCGAATGTCCAAGCGGCAGCAAAAGACATTGGACTCAGTGAAGCCGGAGCAAGAGGAACAGCCGGTTTATTTCTGGCCCCACTACTTCTAATGGATGCTGGGTATAGAGCCACCAACACCGTTGTTGGTGGAACCTACATGCTCGGCGTGGATAACGTTGGTATGCCAACCAACCTCCTCGCTGGGGCTTCGGGAATAAATAACGGTTCGAATATCAACCCGAATTTCGATGATGGCTACCAGTGGTCTGATATTGGCGACACCTACAAGATGATGTGGGGTCAAGAAGAAGCAGTAATCGGTCGTGATGGCAAGCCAGTTATGGATGCAGAGGGAAACGAAGTTTCCCAACTCAACGCCATAACTGCAGGTCAAGCAATCACCATTGGTACTGGTGTTTCATGGCTCAACGCATATGACTTAGTAACATCGGGAGACACTCGAGGGGATGTCGACAAGAGTATCGAGGAAGACAACGTAGGAAAGTTGGCTGATCCGAACAACACCCGCGACTTGCTGGACTGGAAGTGGGGACTGCACACCGAGTTCGATATTGGAAACTTGAAACAGCGCGACTCGGCCTTGGGCCAAGGTGCTGGTAGGTGGATATCTGGTGCCGCTGATGCGGCAGTTCTATGGTGGGCTGCACCTGAAGTCGTTGGGCTGAAGCTTGCTGGCAAAGCAGCAAGAAGCCTAACCGTCAGGTCCGTCGGAGACTTATCGGACGTAAACAAACTTAACGAATCCCTGCGGATGCACAAAGACTTCCTCAATGGGGCGCAAGGAGGCAAGAGAACCGCCGTTGGACAACTCGTTGAGTCTCTAGCGAAGATGAACACGGAACGCATAGGCCGACATAAGATTGCTACCACCAGCACTGACGGTGCCTTAGTTGCTCGCACGTTCGGACCTGCTAAAACATTCGACGATGCAGCCTTACGGCTACGAGCTATATCTGGGGACCGCAAAGCTATAGCTCAGTTGATGAATGAAGACATTGTTGTTGCTGACGCACTGAGCCTGAACGTGGAAGCGTTACAGCGAACCGCCCGCGAACTGGGGATGCTGGAAGAATCAGCTGGAGTTGTGGCCAGAGCTAACATGACGGTGGGTGGTACCCCGACCCTAAACTTCGTTGGTGAACTGACCGTAAAGCGCATGAACCAGCAGATTGATCTAATTAGAGCCGAAGCCGGACACGCTGAAAAGGTTTTGTCTGCAGCAATAAAGGAGAACGAGCACCTTGCTACTGCCCTAGCTGGCATTAGCAAGGAGGCGGGTCTTCCAAACGCACTCACACTTAGAAACCTACAAATTAGTAAACTATCCTTTGGCCCTTCATCCGCAGCTCGCATGGAGAAGCAAGCAGCCAAGGCTGTTAGCAAGCAAAACGGTGACAACCTGTGGTTTGTTAAGTCTTTCAAGACTGGTGGAAAATTCGGTAGGCAGGTTCGCGTGTGGAACGCGGGTCTGGACTACATGAAGACTCATCGAATGAAGGGTCTTGTTGACCTTAACGACACTAACGATGTAATTGCCGAACTCGACGGAATCATACAAACCCTTCCCATGATGAGAAGGCTTGCAAAGAAGTTTCAGGGTGAGGCATTCCTCCCCGGAACCGGACAGCTGGTTAGCGATTTCCGCAGGGAAATCTATTCACGGATGAATGCAGCCATCAGCTCCACGGAGCGTATGGTTGTTTTTGAAGACTTTGAGCGCAGGATGTGGAACGCCCTCGCCTTTGAGTATGGCATATCAGAACAAGCAGCGAAGAATATGATCACTAAGTACTCGGGCATGCGTCAAGCTGTGGTTGAGCAGGTAAGGCAGAAGGGCCTTATCTCTCAAGATGGAGAGATCCACGTTCTTAAGGACATGCAGTCCATTCTTGCGGAGAAAATGCCTGCAGTTGATTTCCACTTCATTGAAAACATCTTCCGGCTAGACCGTGGTAGCGGTCTACAAAAGGCCAAGGGATGGTCCGACATCAGAGGCAGCCGCACTGCGGCAAACATCGACGCCATCTGGAGGCCACTGGTACTTCTACGTCTCGGCTACACAACCCGTAACGTCCTCGAGGGAAACCTTCGGGAACTCGCAGCATACAAATCGGTGGCTATCTTCAGCGAGCGTGGTATGGGTACGACAGCAATCGAGTCCAGCCTGGCATGGCGTTCAGGTCGAGGATTCGCCCGAGGCGCGAATCGCATCGCGTTGATGCGTAAGGGACGCTTGAAGAAGAAGAAGCGGGAAGTTGAACGAGCTCAGGGCATAGCTACTGCGACACAGAGAGAAGTCAACGAAGCTGTCAAGCTTCGCGACGGAGTAAGTGCTCAGGTAGACGAGGTCTGGAGCAAGGCTGATAAGGATGCGCGTTCTACTTTAACTGAAGAGTTCAAGGCCACAACCAGTAACAGAACCTCCGTAACGATGGAGGAGGTTAACACTGAAGCCACTGGCGAATTCACCGCTCTTGCTGACGAGGCTGACGAGTTAATCATGCCTTCCCGTTATGTCCGTCCACTTTTCGGTGGCGGTTCCAAGCGGTCGAATTACGCTGCAGGTTTCGAAACCCCTCAAGAGGGTCAAGTCCGTGTGGCAATGCAGGATTCCACCGCCATTGGCGGTGTCAAGAACCAGAAGCTTGCCGGTGAGTTGGCAGATGAAAATCCTCTCTCTCCGTACAGCCCGGATGGTGTTCTTGCTGGTGACGGAACTGAAGAAGCGATTGAAGCCAACATCCGTAACTGGCTTTCCAGTAAGGAAGCCGCGCAATGGGACGAGCTTATTGCTCGTGCCAACCAGCAACAGTTCGGCCAAGCAGAACTAGACATGTACAACGCTCTCGTCTCCAAGGCTTCTCGACGTTCAGTGTACAAGGGAATGAAGGACGGCGATGTCGTTGTCCGAACTATTGATCCCAAAAATGGTACATATGAAATCGTTCACGATTTCAAGAACATAACCATTGACGACTTGAACAACGATCTAATCGGAATCATTAAGAAGGAGCAACTCAACAAGGTTGAGTATGTCCGGGCGAACGTGTTCGGTTCTTCGATTGACTTACGAGCAAGCCAGATGAAACTTTCTCGCGGTGAGTCTGACCGACCGAGTGGGCTTGTGGAAACCGAATCGCTTAACGGACCTCAACCGTGGGACGAGGCTGACAAAGTCTGGACACCTCGACTATCCGATCCCGGATGGGAGTACATGGATCAACTGGCTCGTGATCTAGGGCTTAATTACTGGTCCCGCTCCTCTGAGAACTTCCTGTCGGGGTCGGGTAAAGAGGGGTTTCTTGAGAGTCTGTACGAGATCGAGCGCGTACTAAAGATGGCACTCGATGACCCTGCTCTTGCTGCTTCTCTAAAGCTTAAGATGCTGGTGAATCAGATGCCACCGCATATGCAGCGGTGGTTCGAAAAGACTGGATTGCTGGTAAACAACAAAGAACTTAAGCGTCTTGCGAACAAGGCCAAGAAAGCTGAAGACAAGTCAGTCAACGGTCCGAAGGCGCGGGACGAAGAAGTTAATGCCTTCCGCGAGAACCTGAGAATGAAGTACTGGCAAGACGAGAACGGCAAGACTCTAACACCCGAAGAGTTCAGCAAACTCATTCCTTCAATAACTGATGACCTCGCTGACTTAGTCTTCCATGGTGGGAACAGGATCAAGGGCGACAAGCTTGATATCGATCCGATCTTCACTGAAGAGAACATTAAGAATCTGGTGGGTATAGGTTTCTACACCACCCGAGACCCCGGCATGGGCGTGACGTACATTTTCAACAGAGCCGACCAGGTCACAGGTGAGAACACCTTGTACACGGCAGTCCTTCCCAAGGGTGGGGAGAAGCGGTTCGTCGACTTGGACGAACCGATGGAGGTAATGCCCGGACCAAACGGCACGACACCCGAGCAACTGATGGATACTGACCAGTGGCTACAGGACACGTTCTACAACATGCACCTAAATTATGACGAAAAGGGAATCCCCAGTCTCATAGATGACTTAGATGCAGAAGTTGATTTCATGTGGAGCGAGGTGGTCGCTGACGTTGAGGCAAAGTACCAAAGGCAATTAAACCCAACCGATCCGACCAAAGAGCCCAGAACTCACGGTCTGAACGTGGACGATTACCGACAAGGCATGGAGCGTCACTTCATGAAACTCCAGAGGGAGAGTGTCGGTGAAGAGATAACTAGCGAAGAGACTGCGCTTGAACTTAGCTTCGTGGCCCAGATGATTTGGGTTGATGTCATGAGGGAACAGGGAGCTGTAGGGGTCAAGCACATTGGTGGTCGGACCATGAGGTCTAGCACCCGTGATCATGACGTCTTCGTCTGGTACGAAGTCCCAGAGATCAAGCCTGTCAGCGAGATTACCCAAGACTTCTACCAACTAGAAAAGATGAGGGTACAGGCGAATGAACTAGCCGCCAGTGATCTCGGTAACGCTCATAAGGCCCGACAGAATCTGAACGAGTTCGAGAGGTACCAAGGCTTAAAGCCAGGTGCGCTGGACGCTGCGAATATGACTGACAGAGACAAATCAATGTTGGTCAAGTACATGAGCGAGCATGGCGCAGGAAGAGTAGTTCTAGATGACTCGCTTGCCCCTTCGGGGAAGACAGTCATCACCAGCCCTGACATGATGGCGGTTTCCACGGATCAGGCTGAGGCCGCGATGCCTAGCGGAATGATTGGTAAAGACTTCGTTGACAACACGCTCCCTCAACTTGAGCGGGAGGCTATGGTTCGCCAGCCTTCAGTGTGGAAGGCAAGTCAGGTCGAAGATGACATACTCTTGCCGCTGCTTGGGAACGATCCTGAACTGCTATCTGTTGTCAGAGGACAGGTGAAGGGAACACCAGAGCAGAACGCAAGGCTTGCAACAGTTCTTGAATCTGAAGGATATTCGCACATTCAAATTGGTGAGTTCGGTTCTGGTAGTTCCAAGTTCGCCAACTCCGCCGAGCTCGCAGCCAACAAGAAGACTGGATTGGCTTACGGAGCATTGCTTAACGAGTCTGAACTAGTGCAGACTCGTAACCAAATACTTGGCAACAACCCGAAGTGGGAAGAGCTCCATAGCGAATATGAGTCCATGTCGACTGGGTTGGCAGAGATTCAAGGAAGACTTGACACGCAGATTTTAGACGCAAAGAAGGCAACAGACGCGCTGGCCAAGAGACTCGGCAAGCGAGGTAAAGGCGCGGCAGTCAAGGGTGGTGCTGGCACAGGTACAGAAAGATTCGTTGGCGATTTCAACGAGTTCGAAACCCTTGGGCCTCTCAACGTAAACAGCCAAGGATCTATGTGGTCTGAAGCGACTAGCTCTTCCAACACGAACCTAGCCAACCTTTACGGCTACACGGACTACGCAATGATGAGCCTTCGCAAGACCAGTCAACTTACTGTGAAAGAGCCAGGCGAGGAAGGTTACTTCTTGGCAATGGCTGAGCAGTTGAACAAGTACCACCGCAACGACATGGTGTCTAAAATGATAATCAGGGGATCGGATGATGAGGAAATCCTTTCCGAGTTGATGGGTACTGAAATTGGGCGATTGTATGTGAGAGACATTCACGCCTTTGGTGCACTTAAGGGACTGGTTGACAGCAAGCAGTTGACCGAGGATGCTCGTAATGAAATGATCGATGTGATCCTTGAGAAAAGAAACACGCTCAAAGAACTCATGCCAGACGATGATGTGGCCCGTCATCTTATTGATGGTGAAGTGACTCCAGATTTCCTAATGACTCGCATGGGGTGGAGGTCGGATCTCCCCAACATTAGCGATGGTGCTCTAATTGACAACAATCGTGGTGCGTTGAAGAACTTCCTTGGTAAAGCGATGCACACAATTGGTGCGCTCCCAGAGGATGCCCTCGTGAGGCATCCTTTCTACCGTTCTCGGTGGCGTGAAGAGATGCAGCGACAAGCAGACCTATACGCGGATCAGGGTCTGAAGGATTTCACCGATGTTCAAATCAATGCCATGGACAGGGTCGCCAAGAGGTACGCACTCCAGCAGGTAAACGAAAGCCTCTACACAATCCAGAGGCTTTCGACTCCAGCACATGTCTTCAAGTTTGTTATCCCTTTCTTCCCAGCATGGGCTTCAGCGATGCGGTTCTGGATGCTTCAGGTTCCAGCAAGACATCCAGAAGCTATCGCCAGGTACGCGATGCTTTACAACGCTCCTGAGTCTGCCGGTTGGGTTTACGACATGGACGGTAACAAAGTCCAGGGTGAGGATAACTTCAGGAGCAGGATAACGAACAAGCTGTTCGGCGGTGCTGAGGGAAAAATTGTAATTCAGTTCAACACTAAAGAAGCTCGCGACAAGATGGCTAAGTTGACTGGTGGAATGACCCAGTTCGCTGTTCCTACTGGATCAATGGACTTCATGCTTCAGGGGGAGAACCCGTTCATACCTGGCTTGCACCCTTGGCTTGTTGTTCCTTTAACTTGGATCGCTTCGAGGAAACCAGACATAGCGACTGCGTTCGAGACTGGGAACCTGAAGGAGATACCGTTCTTCGGAGATTTCACCTCCGATGAAGTAAACGAATGGTTTATGGAAAAAGAGATCACTAAGCCTTTGTACAAGTCGGCGATTCCTTTTGGGAGACCCACTCAGGAGAAGGGGATTCTTGATGTAGTAACTGAGACTTTCGCTCCGGGTACCATCGACAAGCTCGTAACTCTGACAAGGGGTATGAGTTCGGTTTCTTTCGCGAACTCAGCCAAAGAGATTTACAGAACAGATATGACGGATCACGATCTTAACGACAACCCTGACAAGGGTGCTGCGCCGGAGTTCACGGATGCCATCAATAAGGCTGAAACTTTCTGGTGGTTCCGTGCTTTCACAAGCGCAGTTATGCCGTTCTCGGTACAGGCAGCTAGCCCTTACCAGTTCTACATCAATGAGGCTCGCAGGATGGACCGCGAGATTTATGATGCTGGCGGAACTTACGAGGAAGCCAGCAGCGCATTCCTTAAGGCTTACGGTACTGAGTTCTTCCGCTACCACGGTTCACTGTCTGGTGGTTCATCGGGAATGGGTGCGAACGTAGGTGAGTTCAAGGAGTTCGAGCGGGACCCACGGCTCATGGCTGACTTGGCAGACATAGGTGATGATGCTTCATTCATAACCATGGCTACCCGTCCATTCCAGGATGCAATGAACGAGGACGGTTTTGATGTTGCGGTTTATGCGTGGCAGCAGGGTAGGAAAATCGACGGCACTACGGGCAAGTACATCCGTGGGGGTGAGCAGGACGAATCCCCTGAGAAGCGAAGTAATAAAGAGCTTGGGTGGATTAAGTACAACAAGATGGTTGAACAACTTGAGGCTCTTGCCGCCGAGGAGGGGACCACTCTAGCTAAGAGTGACATCCTTTCTAGTGCGAAAGTCATGCTGGCAAAGCAGATTGGTGCTGAACAGACGGATTGGTGGGATGCCTACAACGATCCAACGACCGGCAGGTGGATTCAGTCTAATCGTGCACTTGAATCCATGTACGATTCTGGCTATTTCGAAACCCACAAGAACCATCCAACGGTTGGTACTTATGTGAATGCGATGCTGCAGTACAGATCACTACGTCAAGCAGTTTCCGATGTGCTAGCTCAGCGCAAAATGGAAGGCGGCAGTTCCAACATTTCCGCGAAGTCCAATGCGGATGTAGCACTCGCTTGGGAGGGCATGATGACTGACCTTAAAGATTCCGACGAGACTGGAAACTTCAGAAACACTTATGAACGGTTCTTCTCGAGCGACACGCTAGAACCCATACCTTCATTGGAGAGCGCAAATGGCTGACGAGTTTGACAACCTATCCGGGGCACTGGTGCCCGACCAAGTAGACGACTCGCTAGCTTCGGAGACCGTAAGGGGTATCGCGGATGATTTCAGGAAGCAGCAAGCTGACCCAGATGCTGAACCAGATGCTAAAACTGGTCAATCCGGTGCTGAGATCGATGTTATGGGTGCGGTCAATGCTGCCGCTGCACAGCTTTTAGCTGGTGGCGGTGGTAAAAAGGATACGCCTAAGTTCGACATCCCCCTTACCGAAAAACCAGAATTTCAATACAGCCGAGATGAGCCTGCTGCAGGCACTCCCGGTGTCATGGGAACTAAGAGAACCTCGGGTGACTACTACGATCTTGCCAGTGGTGGCTACCTTCAGCTCGACAACGAATCCATAATCTCAAAGGTCCAAGCTGCTTCGGATAAAGATCCCACCAAGTTTGAATCTGTGTACCGACTGGCTCTTGACAGAACTGCGATGCTCAACAAAGCCGGTAAGGACATTTCCCTCGAGGAAGTCCTTAACGGCTTCATCAAGGATGGCGTACCCAGCACCGGTAGTGGAAGTGGTGGTCCTTTCAGTACGACTAACCGTTCCATATCGCTCACCAACGAGGGTACTGCCCGAACAGTTCTTCAAGGTGCGTTGACTAGCTACCTTGGTAGGACGGCAACCACTCAAGAGAACACAGCGTTCCTTAAGTCACTAAACGTGCAGGAGAGAGCCAACCCCACCACGACAGTGACTAAGGGGAATACGACCGGTAGGAACACTGACCAGGAATCAACCACCACTGGTGGTTTCGACCGTAATGATTTCGCAGACAGGTTCGCTAAATCTCAGGAGGGTTACGCGGAGTATCAAACCGCGACCACTTACTTGGACGCATTCATCGAAGGGCTTGAAGACCAGACGAGGGTGATTGGCTAGTGGCTAAGAAGAAGTTTGACTATGACGGTGATGGAACACCCAACACTAAAAAAGACCGAGATATGGCGGATCAGGATCTTAACAATGATGGCAGAATTAACAAGAAAGATAAAACCCTTGAGCGCGATACTCTTTCCGTTGGGATGCTTGGGGTTGACTATAAGCATGCTATGGACATTGTTTCTGGCCACCCGGATGTCCTCCAGCTCTTCAAGGAAGCCACCAAGAACGGCTGGACCCCAGCGATGTTCCAGGCGCAACTGCGGAACACGGGCTGGTACGAAGAGCAAGGTACTGAATACGCTCGTAACGCTTGGCTTTCTCGACGAGAAGGTGGCAAACAGTGGGACGATCAGATTGCGATTGCTAAAGACGCAATCCAAAGGACAGCGTCGACCCTAGGGGCTCCTTTAAGTAGCGATCTTCTTGATACTTACGCCAACCGTTACATCAATGAGGGTTGGTACGATCAGGATCGACAGGGTTTGATGGCGGATGCTTTGGCATCCTTCGCTGACATTAGCAAAGGGAATTCAGCCAAGACCACGCAAGATTTGAGGGAAGTCGCATACAACAATGGTGTCACGGTAAATGACCAGTGGTTGACTGAGACTGCTCAGTCAATAATTCGTGGTGATTCGAATGCGGCTGACTGGGAATCGTGGATTCGAGATCAGGCTATAGCTAAGCATCCGCTTTATTCGGATCGAATTAAGGCTGGTGTTTCTGTCAGGTCTCTTGCTTCTCCGTACACGAGCCGGATGTCTGAGATTCTCGAAATGAACGAGGGCGAGATCAGTCTTGATAATCCTCTGATCCGCGATGCCATGGGTCAGATTGATGAGAAGGGTAATCCGAAGGCTATGAACTTTACTGAGTTTGAGACGAAGCTGCGCGAAGATCCTCGTTGGGAGAAGACTAAGAATGGTGCTAACACTCTGATGAATGCTGTTACTTCCTTCTCTAAAGCTTGGGGGTTTGTTAAGTAATGGCTAGTGTCGCAGGGTATCTAGATTTTCTAGACCCGAGCAAGAACCCAAATCTTACCGAAGAGTTTAACCGTGGATACACGGGGCCAATATTTGCGGGTCCCGATGCCACTCCAACTCCAGCTCCAGGACCAGGACCTAAGCCAGGACCTACCAACGAGGAAACCTACTGGAGCGATAGAAACGCCAGAGAGGCTGAGGCGGCAAGACAAGCCGCAACTGCCAGAGCGGAAGCAGAGTCAAGGCGGGTCAACAATGCTTTAGCTTCAGCTAAAACCTTCTTTGACAATTACGGAATGACTAAGCTTTGGAGTGGGGTAGACGCCTTGATTCGTCAAGGCTACAACGATGCGAACACTATCTCTGGGATTCTCTCCAGAGACAGTAACTACCAGACGGCATACTTCTCTCGATTCCCAGCGGTACAAAAGATCCGCGAACTCAACAAGACTCGCCTGCAACAGGGATTAACCATCATGCCTGAACCTTCACCAGCTTCCTACGTTGCTCTGGAGGACGGCTACCGGATGGCACTTGTTGGTTTACCTACAGGTTTGTGGGGGACAGCAGACGACGTATCGGACTGGATCATTAAAGATGTTTCACCCGAAGAAGTGTCAAGCCGAGTGACCACGGCAAAGAACTACATAAACTATTCCGCCAACTCTTCGATCAAGACTCAGCTTCGCCAAATATACGGGATGTCTGACCAGGAGATGACCGCATACGTCCTCGACGAGGACAGGGCTCTTGGGTTCATTGAGAACGAGTACCAGTCCAAGCTGCGTAAGTCCACGATTGGTGCTGCCGCATCCGATGCCGGTGTAACCATTTCTGACATTAGTCGTGACCAGCTTGCTGGTAACGATACTTACGGCAATTCCTTCGGTAACGCTTCCGCTGGATTCAATAGTGTCGCAGAGATATCGGACACTTATTCACAGCTTGGTCGAATGAGTGGTATCGCAACGACTGATGACGAACTGGTTTCTGACCAGTTCGGTCTGAGTGGTGCCGCCAAGGCAGCGAAGAAGAAGCGAACCCTCGCTTCGCAGGAACGTGCACGATTCACCGGCAGCGCAGGTGTAAGTGCTAACTCTCTAAATGCGAGTCCTCTAGGTTCCGCATAGTTCGTCGGGCATGAAAGGTTAAATGCCCCGGTTCGATTCCGGGCATGTCCACTCCCTAGTCAGATCCACTGGCCCTGACAGGTGCATAAGTCCAGTAGTCACATCCTCACTAGTTTCCCCTGATCAGTGAGTGGGTGGCGAATCCATGGTTAATGGCATAGATAGGGAGAAAAAACATGCCCAACATTGAAGAAAATCTGTTCGAAGACTACGACGAAATCAGCGAAGCTGATCTTCCGAAGAAGTTGCGAGCAAAAATCAAAGAACTGTCCTCCGAATTGAACGAGGCGAAGAGCGAAAATAGTTCCCTAAAGACTGAGAGTCGAAAACGACTGTTAGGTGAGACACTCGAGTCACGGGGTTTAAGTTCGAAAATCGCACAGTTCATTCCACCTGATCTAGATGATGACGGTGTCGGTGAATGGCTCAATGAGAATGCTGAACTGTTTGGTGGCGGGCATGCCGCTGAATCGCCTAAGCAGGCCGTGATCGCACGGGATGCTGAACAGGCACAGGCAATTCGCCAAATGGCTAATTCAGAACGTGGATCTACCACGAACCAAGAGATTAACTCTGTCATGGCTGGCGTTGAAAATGCAGGCACGATGGAAGAATTGATGGCTGTTCTGAAACAAGCCTGACCCTATAAATTGAAAGGTAAATCATGGCTGTAAGTTTTAATGGTACGGACATTCCCGGTCCAATTATAACGGGAACAACCACCTCTTCTGGTGTAGCCAATGGAACCCTTGCCGCTCAGGTTGTTAAAACAACCTTCGACAAGATCATTGGATTCAAGCTCCGCACCGAACCGATGCTTCGTCGGTTCGCTGAGGTTCGACCAGTTGATGTTGCTCATCCCGGTTCTTCCGTGGATATGTTCATTCAGGGTGCAGACCTTGCTCTCGCAACGACACCTCTGAACGAGTACGAAGATCCAGATAACGTGTTCCTCCCCGCTCCAGTGAAGGTCACCTTGACCCCATACGAGTACGGGAATGCAACCGTTACTTCTCTTCGTCTACGCGAGTTTTCTTTCTCGCAGATCGACCCTTTTCAGGCAGAGCTCATCGCTCGGAACATGCGCGATACTGTCGATAAGCTGGTTGAGAACGTCGCTTACGCAGCCACTGGTGGCGTAAGTAACGGCGGGTTCTCCAAGTTCCACGTTCCTGCTGCAGGTGGTATCGCTACCACTGCTGCACCAGCTTCGGGTAACCCTGGGAAACTGAACTCAGCTGCGCTTCGTCGCCTTGTCGCTAACTTCCGTGGCAGCAATGTCATGGAATTCGATGGTGGCGATTTCGTCGCCATGATCCACCCGGATCAAGCCGTCGATCTCCGCGAAGAGACTGACGCTGCAGGTTGGCGTGTGCCTCACACTTACGCTGACAATGCAAACACAATGATCTGGACTGGGGAAGTGGGATCTTACGAGGGCGTCAAGTTCATTGAATCTCCTCGTGTACCTACATCCGGTACAGGTGCTGCCAAGGTCTACAAGACCTTGGTTCTTGGCAAGCAAGGTCTTGCTGAGGGTGTTGTCCGTGAGTTCGGCAGCGTCGTTACACCATCCCTTGACAAATTCGGTCGTCTCTTCGGACTCGGTTGGTTTGGGTGGGCTGGTTGGTCAATCTATCGCGAAGAAGCAGGTGCTGTTCTCAGCACCAGTGCATCACAAATCGCGTAATCGATTAGCACTGAACACTCTCCACACATCTGCATGCGGTGTGTGGAGAGGATTGAAGGCTAACCCTTTACTACAAAAGTAGGAGAACAATGTCAGAGGAATACACACCGTCCGGGTCACCCGTCTCGTTCACGGTACCGACGTACGCAGATGATGCTGACGGTCCTGATTTGGCCAAGGACCTAGCTGACGACATCGCCGCGAACTTCTCTATCCCTAGTCGGACTGAGACGCTCACTGGTAAGACTCTTACGACTGCCACTCTTGGTGCGGATCTTGCCGCTGGCGGTTTCAAGATCACTGGTCTTGCCGATCCGACTTTAGCTCAGGATGCTGCGACGAAGAACTGGACTGAAACTGGCATGACTAGCCAGGTCAATATTGCTACTACGCAGGCTACTGAT